ATACGGTCTGTTACCATATTTACCACAGTATTGAAGGGGTCTAATTGGAGATACAAATCTTGTAGTCCAATAACATCATTTGAATATGGAGTAGCAGAAATCTCAACAATGTTTGTTCCACGGAAGACTTCTGTAGAAATAATTTTGATTGGGTTCAACATGATTTCACCCTTTAGATAATCAATAGTACCAATAGATCTTCTCAGGACTACTGGTTCAGTTGGAGAGTTGAGTTTAAACAAGAAGACTGTTCCTGTCTTCAGATCCATGTTGGGTGAATCACCAAGATAGACAGTATCAGAAATACCACTAACTTTAAATCCTGAAGAACGAATATTGTAACCAATCTGTCCCGAATGTGTACCGTGTCCGTGATTCAGAATCGCGAAACGATTACCAAAACAGATTTCATATTCAGCGAAGTCATTCATGGAAGCTTCCATGTCTCTTCTCATCTGTACAGTAGTGATGTTTGAAGTGACAGACTCATGACTATTGTCAATCACACACTGGAACTTACTGTACTTGAATCTTGCTCCAAACTTATTTAACTCAGTAGAATTAGCGTAAGCATTGATGTTTTGTGTAATCAAGCTTGAAACGAAACTTGAGTTGGGGGCCTGATTTGAATTGAAGTATACTTGAGAATCGGTCTCAATATACAGATACTTGAGGTCAATGATTTCAGTTTGAATTCCTGCAACTGAATACTTTTTGATCTGATTCTTGATGTTATCTTTGATACCACTTGAGAGGAATACACCGTTTGTGGGTTTGATACTCACAAAGACCTTACCATATTGTGGTGGTGACAACTCTTCTCCACCAAAGGCCGAAATGGATTCTGTCTCAGGATAAATCTTAGGAACAATCGCTTCAAAGTCTGCTGCGGTAACCGCTCTGTTCTGTGAAGAGTAGATCTGGGTTGCAAACTTCTTGATTGATTCTACAGTCTCAATTGAACTTCCACCATAAGAGGGTTCATTCACTGTAATCAGTGAAGCACCAGCAGACATTACATTATTGTTATTATCCCTCAGTGATCCTCCAAACATCATTGAAGAAACACCATTACCCGCATCACCATCACTGATGATATAACTTACTTCGATGAAGTTGGGTTCTTTTACTGGAACTCCAAATACTCCATCTCCAAACATGAGTTCATATCTTTCACCATCAATTTCTTGGAGGAAGTAAACAGGAGAGTTATTACTTACTTCAAACAAACTATCAAATTGTTTGAAGATTCTTTGTACTGTAGAAGTTTCACTCTCCTTTACAACAACTCTCATCAGGGAAGTATCGATTCCCGAATTAGGTAAGATATATCTTTGAGACTTATTACGGGAAGATACGGTAAATGTTTGTTTGAGATATGTTCCTTGATAAACATCAATGTTAATGAAGTTTGCAAATCCATCACTATCTACAGGGACTGTGATGTCATTTGGAATTGAAAATGTTCTTCCTGCAACACTCTTGGCTTGTCGATTTGACACTCCCATAATACCGGCCTTCAGTGTGACCGTTGTTGCCGTTGTGTTATTTGCGTCAACAGAAAAAGAAATATTAGCTACAGGTGCCTTTCTTGACCTAGGAAGATATCCAACATTACGTGCCAGTGATACGACGTTCTCTCTCAACGTTGCACTATCAATGAACACTTCGTTTGTCACCATGTTGGCGTTATACGAAGTGATGTAAGTGTTGTATGCTAAGGTGTTAATGATCGTAGATAAGTTCGATCCCTCAAAGTCATAGTCCGTGAAATTAGAATTAGCACGAAGATAGTCTTGTATAGACGCTTTGATCTGATCGAAATCTAGATTACTAAAGTTAACTAAAGGCATCTTACCTGGTAGGTACTAAGGCAAAGGATAGTTGTTGTGGCAAAACATCAATTCCGATAATGATATAGTTGATGATGATGTCATATTGACCTTCATCATAGTCAGGTACAACCTCAACCTCTTCAAGTTTTACCCTTGGTTCAAAGTTATCAATGGTGTCTTTGATCTCCTCTCTAAGAGCAGTTGATGTTATCTGATCCATGGGTTCAAACAACAACTCACTTACCCTTGAACCCAATACTGGATTGAAGGGAATATCACCACGACTAGTAAACACCAGGTTACGAATCGAACGAGCGATCGAATTCGCGTTCAACAGTGGGATCAAGTCGTCATTCAATGGATTGACCTGAAAACTTGCACTGATGTCTTTGAACCCTTTACTAACTCTTTCGGCAGGCACTAGGTTGATACAACTATTCTGCCTTATTTAGAAGGCTAATCTTCAGTTAATGTTATCTGTTCAGCACCACAAGTGCAAATATGATCGGGATCAGAACAATCAGTTGTTTCAAAAAGACCGTCAGTGTTCTGTCTTCTTTTATTTCGTGGAGTTTGGTCATCGTTAGCAATCTCCCTCAGCATCTTTTGATGTTGATCGTTAGCCATGTTGTCAAGAAAGTCGTTCATAGTAATCCTTTTAATTATGTATCACTGACTATCTGGATATCGTCCATCTTGTGAATGATACATATCCTCTTTAGTTTCTTCTTTTCTCTCCTTTGCAGTCTTCCAGAAGTATTCATCCTCTCGTCCCATACCGAGTCTATCGAATCCATTCTCTACAGAATAGTATTCTGTTGATACCTTAAAGTCAGGCATCTTGGGATCCACAGGTGTGAGACTATTATCAAAGATTCTCATTCTGTTGTTTGGATACAAGGCATATTGACCATTGTCCAACTCAATCAGATTGTGAGACTTGTGTTCAGCGGGATTCTCAGATGTTGCATAATCAATCACATCAGGATCTGCATGATAGTTGTCGATGGTACAAATGTATGTACCCTTCTGAATCCCATGATCTCTTGTGTACAGTTCGTAGTCCATACTACCAATAAACTGTTTTGTAATACTCACCACACCATAATCCATACAGTTCCAGAACTGAAGGTTTGGTAGGTTCATATCAGGGTCAGGTAGTTCTGGTTCTGACAGAAAGGCACTGATAGGGAGTTTATCGTACATTGCTGCGTATTCAGGTAGATATGTCTCAAAGTAGAAGGAATGCACGTCCTGGGATGGACTTACAAGACACCCAGACACCCTTTACGAACTCGCCATGACCAGATTGATGGTCAGTGAGGTATTCTTTCCTTACCCAGACTTCAATGGAGGGAAGGTTACAAATCAAGGAAGCCATACGCAATAAAAAAAGGTCCTACAATATGTAGAACCTTTAAGTTCAACGACCTTGACCACGGTAACGTTTCTTTGCCTTGTTACCAGAGGATGCCGAGTACTTGGTGTGTTGTCCTGAACCCTGACGGGTTTTCTTGGGCTTGGCCTCAATGAATGTAGTGCCAAGAAGAGACTTTTTAACTTTTGCCATAATTTACCTCAGATCACACGAGTTTTTTCATGACCCACACGAATACGAGGGTCACACCAGATATCATAACCTGCCTCAATAGCATCGAGACAGAACGATACGTCTTCACCACACATATCCTGAACTGCTCCAGATTCAAAGACCTGCATCTTGGGAGCAAACCAGGGATACTTCATCTTCTCATTCTCGAAGACACCCTTCTGAATCATGACCCAACCGAAACCAGTGTAGTCAACAGTGAAAGGCTTCTTACGTTTCTGAATACCCTCAACCATCTCGTGGTTCATGACACCACCATTGGAACGGAAGTCATCTTCTTCCAACCAGTGTGCCACAGAGGTGGTACGACCATCTTCAGTGGAATACCATCCAGCCACGATCTCTTTCTCTTCACCTTCATCGTTGATGGCCATATCACAGAGTTGCCAGAACTTCTCAGTGCTGAAGACAATATCACTATCAATCCAGAGCTGATAGTCATACTCCAACTTACCGTCCCAGGGAATCTGATCAGGACCACGGAGGACGTTAGCACCCAGACACTTACAACGAGCAAAGTTCACCATGGAACTATAGTCCTGTGAGATCTGAATACTCATCTGGTTTTGAACCATATCAAAACACAGTTGAACGAAGTTCTTCATAAAGGTGTATGAACAACCACGACCCGGCAGACAGAAGACAACTGTCTTACCACGCATTCGTTCTTTAATGGCAGTATAGTCCCATTCTGGTTTATCACTCTTTTTATTACCAGTCTTAGGCTTTGCCGCTTTTACTGTAAATCCTTTGGCCATGAGTTAGAAATCACTCCATTTCATTCATCATTATACGGGATATTTAGTTACCAGTCAAAAGCTTCTTCATCATGATCATAAGTCAAACGACAGTCCCATAGGTGATCTTCAAAGATTGGTGCATCTTCAAATAGATGACCCATACGGAGTTGATAGATACGTTCTCTGAGATCCTTGTAGAACTCTCGGATCTCATCCTTTTCTGTCTTTTTCATTTAATTCTTTACAGTATAACTTGAACCATGAATCGTTTCGATCAATTCTCCAGATTGGTTCTGGTACACCTCTTTCTTCATAGTAATCTGTAATTGCTTTTCTGACAACTTCATTCGTCTTCATACCAAGGATCCTCCTCTTCAGGATATGCATCGACGTAGGGTCCATGTGGTTTTTTAGATTCTTTGTTTACATAACTTACTTCTCTACCACTCTCTTCGGCAAGTAGAACAAGTTTGAGTGCCAAAAAGATTACCAGTAATGGCATGAAACAAAGCAGAAGTCTCATCATAGAGTTCTAGCATTTGGTATATTTATTTTACCAAACATAAAAAAAGGACCCCGTGTGGGATCCCTTACAATCAATAACTAACCTCTTCAAGTTGCCGTGGATGGTCACATACCTCGTAATCAACTGGAACCTTTTCGTGAAAGTAATATTCCCATAGTCCATTAAATGAATCTTCATTTAGATTTGAGTGAAGACATACTCCTTCTGAATAAATGTGATAGACCTTACTCAACATGTTACCTCCTTTAGGTACACACTATCTATCGTATCATGTCGATGTCTGTTTGACCATCCCATGTTTCAACTGATGTACGAAGACGACCTTCTTCCTTCAGTTTGTTGTATCTCTTCGTGGCCTTCTTTCTCCAATACTCAATCAGTGTATTGAGTTCATACTTNTGGAAATTGACAGGATCAGGGATAAGAGTGTCCTCCTGACCCAAGATGACCTCACGACTGTTTTTGTAGCCGTAGTTGCAAGAGAACGTCCTCTTACGTTCCGTTAGGTTCTTTGCGTAGGTGATGGTCTCCATGAAGTCTTTCTTCTCATCAGGGTATGCCTTCATGGCCTTCTTCACNTCTGCCACCCACTTGGTTTGCATCTTACGTTTACGACTNGATGCCGTCAGTGGAACGAGGTGTTCATTGTTATTACGGATCTTGAAGTAATCACACAGGTGTTCATACAACTCACCTTGAATCAAAGGTACAAGGTCACTGATACTCAGACCAATGTACTTGATATAAGGTTTCAGACCATCATACTGAGATGAAGCCTTACTACTACCATAG